CATCTCATGCTCCTCCCTTCCTACCTTGCCCATACGGGGACTGTGTTCTCCACGTAGAACGCGAGGAGCATCATCGCCACCATTGCCATAATCACAAGGACCAGACGCCAGTTGACTGTCTTCATCTTCGTTCCCTCTCTCTACTTGATGCCGCCAATGTACTTCTTCGCCGCGTCCTCTACCGACTCGTCGCCGATGCTCGGGCGGAAGTCGCTCGTCACGTGGAGCGAGCCGTCCCTGACGTCCACATACACCTTGGAGAAGTAGATGCGGCGGCAGTCCGCGTTGCTCACCCGCTTGCCCTGCCAGTCGCCGAGGCACGGCTCGTGGTCGCGCTTGAAGTCGCACTCGAGGCCGAGCTTGGCCGTGTCGATGTAAAGCCTGTCCATGTTATTCTTCGTCCAGCGCTTGAATCCTGCGTCCTCGAACTTCTTAATCTGCTTCGCGTCCATCATCTTGGGTTCCTTTCTCTCTCTTTCCCTTCTTGCTATAGCAAGTATACACCTATAGCATCAGGATGCAAGCAGAAAACTAAAAAATCTTTCGCACAAAAAAGGACATCGCTGTCATTGGAGATGCCCCATGTTCCTACCCTTCCTTCGCCAAGTCCTCGCGAATAAGCCGCTTGATGTAGCCCTGCTTGCTCGGAACCTCGTCAAGCTTGTCCAGCACGTCCTTGTCGGTATTGCGGTTGAGCTTCAGGTGAACCTGCCGAGTGTTCTCCGCGTCGTATTTCGCCTGCGCCTTAATCTGCGCATCAGTTGCCATATCCATACCCCCTCACTTTGGAACCCAGTCGCTACAAAATTCATCGAAACGGGTCTCGCACGTGAACCCGTCATCTGCGAAGCGCTGGCAATCCGCAACCGTGCCGTAACCCTCATCGGTCCTCACCCACATAGCGCACATGCAGCATTCCGGACATTTGACGTCGAATCCAGCCTCTTCGAGGGCATGGCATGCCTTGAGAACCTGCCTCCTGTCGTGCTCGTCCATCAGCGCTCGCCCCCGCTCGTGACGCGGGCTCCGCAGTTCTCCGCCTTCTCCGCCTTGCAGTTGAACTGGCGGATGCGCTCCATGAGTTCGTTGTTCATTTCGTTTTCCTTTCTCTCGGTGTCTTTTTTGATCGGCAATTCCTGGTACGGGAAGCCCCTTTTAAAGCTCGACAAAAGTGAACGTATCCCACTTGAACTTCGCACTCTTTCCGAAGGCATGTACGTAACCCCCAGCGGCGTTAGTATCGTTCATGGCGAAAACGGCGAACGGCCTGCCGTCGAAGTCGTGGTCTGTAGCGATCTCCTCGGGGACGTTGTAAACCGTGAACTCATAACCCTTCGCCTTGAATCCGCCCCATGGGCAGAAGCCGCAGCGGATGCCGTGGCTGTCTTCCCAGGAGCTTTCGTCATCGTCGAGGAACCAATCGCAGCTCGCCACCTCGTACCCCCAGTGATTCGACTTGCGGAACACGCCGCCTTCCGTGTACCAATACGCGCTGCCGCTATCGCTTACATAGTCCGCTTCGCGCTCGGGCTCTTCCGCGTCTTCCCATCTCGCTTCGGTTCCCATGTAAAAGTTCTCGCTGCTGTACATTGCAGTTCCTTTCTCTTTCCCTCTCCTTCTGACACATATAGTATACACCTATAGAGTTTGCATGCAAGCGAGAATCCGAGGGAATTTTCCGGGAAATGCGAAATGCTTGCCCAGATATGGGTGTGGCCCCCAGCGTACCGAGGGCCACAAGTGAGAGAAAGGGCGGCACACATATGGCCGCGATTACATTCTAGCACGAATGAACCTGCGGAGCGCGTCCAGCTCCACCTGTAGGCTGCGGGCCTGCGAAAGCTCGCGTTCCGTCACAGCCCGAGAATCTCCTTGGCTGCTGCCGTCCTTGCGGCATACTCAGAGCGCCTGCGGTCGCAGCCGTTGAAAGCCACCGGAACGCACATGTCCATGATTCGGCTGTATACACGCTGCTCGCCTATCCCATCGGCTCCCGTAAGGTCGCGCGGGTTGATGTTCGTCGTGACTATCAGGGGCAGCTTCGAGCGGTAGCGTGCGTCTATGACTTCCGTCACCTGCTCCGTCATGTACTCGGTCTTTCTCTCGGTTGCGAAGTCATCGATTATCAGGAGGTCGAAATTTTGTAAGCTGTCGATGTACTCCTGCTTCCCCGAGAATCCGTTCGACAACTCGTTGACGATCCGCTGGAAGTTCGTCATGAGACATGGCGTGCCGTTCTCGATGAGCGCGTTGGCGATGCAGGCGGCGGCGAAGCTCTTCCCGCTGCCAACGTTGCCGTATAGCATCAGCCCAGTGCCGTTCTCCAGCATCTGCGGGAACTTATCGACGTACCGCCTCATAGCGGCCATCGTCTTTGCATCCTTGCCATCATCATGAGAGAAAGTCCACTCTCGCATTTCGGAGTCCGGGAAGCCGGTGCGCCGCATCCTGTCCACGCGCTGCATCCTCTCCCGCGTGCGCTTCTCTTCCTTCTCGCGCTCTTCCTCTTCGACCTCGCACTTGCACATGCAGTACGGCTTGATTATCCTGCCGCCGAACTCCACCTCACACTGCTTTGGCGTGTTGCACTTGCCGCAGTAGAGCAATCCGTCCTTGACGTAGTCGCCCTCGCGCCCTTTCGCGTTCCTCGCTGCCGCCGTGGCAAGTCCTTCGATGATTCCGTTTGTATCCATGTCTTATTTCCTCATCCTAACTTGTTGGCCCTGTCCTTCGGCGCGTACTTTCCTAGGCAGAGAACCTTGTCCAGCTCATCGTCGCCAGTGCTCTGGTAGTAATAGTCGGCGTCCACCTTCTTGTCGAAGCCGCTCGATGTTTCACGTGAGACGGTGTTCCTCTTTGCTTCCCTGTCACGCCGCGCCCAGTTCCGAATCGTTGCTAGGTGGTTCTTGTAACTTACGCCCTTCGACTCCATGTAGGTGCTCAGGTGCTCGATTCTCTCTTCCCAGTCCGCGGGGAACTCCTCTTTGAGCTTCGCCATGTCTGAGTCTGAGAGAAGGACATTGCCGTACTCTCCGTACTTGTGGCGCGGCTCCTTCTTCCGCGATGGGGATTTCCCCATACTCTTGGTAGAAGAGTCTCTGGTAGAAGAATCGTTGGTAGAAGAATCTTTGGTATGGGTTTGACCCTGTACCCCGTATGGGTTTGACCCTGTACCCCGTATGGGTTTGAACCCATACCCCTCATTGGTTTGACCCTGTACCCTATCTTCAACCAGTCTCATGTAGTTGGGGCCGAATGCGTAGAGGCTGAAAGTGCCGGTCTTCTCGTCTCGCTGGTTTTCTTTGTGGTATGCAAGAACGCCCTTGACGCACTTGTATTCGAGAATGCCGAATTCTACAAGTTTGTCCATCCGCGCCCTGCACCCCTCCTTGGATATTCCTAGAATTGGCATATCGTCGCGTAGCTTGGAATGCACGAGAAGGGCATATTCAACCCCGTTAATGTTCGTCTTCCACATGGATGGATAGAAGTCAGAGAACCAACTAAGAATTGCCAAGTCGGTTATATCAAGCCTGATTGTTTTGATCTTGCCCTTCTCCGTGACTTCCTTGACGAATCCGCAAGCGGCCCGCTGGCTGTATTTGAAGATGTTGTATTTCATGGCTACGCCCACTTCTCGTATTCTTCGACGAACGTATGGTTCATTCTCACTACGATTATTTCGCCGTCACCAATTGGAGCTGGCGCAACAACGCCAGCGTCTATACGATTTCCGCCTGCGTCAAAGATTGCTATGTCGGCAATGCCCACACGGTCGACATCCCTAAGCACCAACGATGGCGGGATGTAGAAATATGAGTACTTGTTGTCAAATTCTGGGTAGTCAATCAAGAATACATCTTTATCGCTTAGGCTCCTTCTGTACATTAGCTCACCCGTCACGACAGCCATTTCAACGGGGTATTCAACGTCTTCCATCTTCGACAGCTTCCGCGCCAATCTGACGCTGTACGAATGCCTGTACATGCCGCCCTCCAAAACGAAACCCCGCCGTAGGTAACAGCTACGACGGGGTTTCCTTATTTCATGTCGCGTTCACGACTTGAAATTATGTGGTATCCGTAAGTCTGTTACCCTTACATAGCCAATTATAGCATAACGGCACGCTCCATGGAGTCCTGATCGAAGTCATCACCGGCCATTTTTGCCCTTGCCCTCCGGCATCC